CCAGCATCAAAAAATACCAAGCGATGATAAAGGTCGTGGATGAGGAGGGGCTGTTTCGCCATGCTTTCCAGTATGCCGGCGCTGGTCGGACGTGGCGTTGGGCCGGTCGTAAAATTCAGCAGCACAACTTGCCGAGGCCGCCGCCGTATTTGGAGAAGTCTCAGGAGCAGATTGCTTACCACATAGAGCATCTGGACTCTGAGTCCTTCGAGATCGTCTATGGCAGCAATGTCAAGCCGAAGCGTTCTGTCATGGATGCTTTGGCGTCGGGTGTCCGGCCCGCCGTGCAAGCGCCGAAGGGCAAGGTGTTCGTCGCGATGGACTACAGTTCGATTGAGAACTTAGTCCTGGGGATGATGGCGAAGGACGAGAAGATTCTGCGCGTCTTCCGGCAGGGCCTCGATCCATACATTGATTTTTCGACCTATATGTTCGGCGGCACCTATGCGATGCGGCTGGCCGAGTATCAGGCGGGCAATAAGGAGCCACGCACCATCTCGAAGCCGGCCGTGCTTGGCTGTGGCTACCAGATGGGTGCCGGCAGTGAATACGAGGATGCAGTGACGGGCGAGATCACGGCGGGAGGTCTGCTTGGCTACGCCTGGGGCATGGGCATTCGTCAGTTTACGCAGGAGCAGGCAATCCAAGCTGTGAAAATCTGGCGGGAAACCTTCGAGGCGTCGGTAGATTTTTGGTTTGCCATGGAGCGGGCGGCGCTGCGGTGCGTGCGCAAAGGGCAGCCGGTCGAGTGTGATCCGGTGATCTTCGACCGTAAGGGGCCGTTCCTGCGCATGGTCCTACCGAGCGGCCGGGCGCTTCACTACTGCCGGCCGAAGCTCATGGATTGGATGATGCCGTGGGGTGAAAAGAAGCTCTGCGTCACTTACGAGGAAGAAAACGAGCGCAAGCAGTTCAAGCGGGTCAACACCGGTCCTGGCAAGCTGACAGAGAACGGCGATCAGGCGATCTCGCGGGACCTCCTGGGGCATGGGATAAAGATGGCGAGGAAGGCTGGGTTGGATATACGTTTACACGTGCATGACGAGATCGTCGCGCTGGTGTGGGAGCATGAGGCGGATGAAAAGCTGAAGCTCCTGCACGAGTGCATGACCACGCCGCCGCTGTGGTGGCCGAAGGACATACCGATCAACGCCAAGGGCAGCCACAATCGCTATTACGTTAAGGACTGACCATGATTGAGGAAGAGGTTTCTCGTGCCGTTATATCGAATAGAGCGTGTAGTAAAAGGTGGAGAGATAATCATCCTGAAAGACACGCCAAGAGAAACAGGGACTATTATCAAAATAATAAAGAGAAAGTTAGGAAACAGCAGAATGAACGTCGCGCTAGAAACAGAGAAAAAGTCAATTTATTGGCTAAAAATAGTAGGCTTAAAAGGGAATATAATTTAACCCCTGCGGAAGTTGAGGATATTCTTAAGAAGCAACGAAACAGATGCGTTATATGTAAGTGTAGACTAGTGAAACCACACATAGATCATTGTCACAAGACAGGTAGAGTTAGGGGTATTCTGTGCTACCAATGCAATAGTGGGATTGGATTGTTCAAGGATAATCCGAAGATTTTGTGGGCAGCGGCTGACTATCTGGAGGCGCGAACGCAATGCTGGAAAGTGATGTGGAAATGACGGTCACCCTCCGCGCCGAGGGCCGTGGGTGGTTCCAACGGAAGATGGCGTGGGTCGGTCGCAAGAACGCGCCAGATCGCTTCTTTGCCAGGGGAGGCCGCGTGGTGCTGATTGAGTTCAAGAGGCCAGGAGTGCCGGCCCGCATCACGCAGGGCAAGGAGCACGATAAGCTCGTCGCGGCCGGCGTCGAGGTCCACGTCGTGGATAGTATCGAGCAGGGCGATGCCATCCTCCGATAGTCACTGGATATGGGATGCCTTCGGGCTCGACCTACAATCCCACAAGGAAGGTAGGTTCAACCTGGAGACGATGAGGTTCTACCAACACTACATGGCCGAGCAGGTTGAGGCTCGGGATATGCTCTTTCTGGCCGCAGAGATGGGCCTGGGGAAGACTGTGGCGGTCCTGACGGCCATCGGTCGCCTGAAGGCCCGAGGGCGTCTGGCGGGGCCTGTGCTGGTCATAGCGCCCCTACTGGTGGCTAAGGAGACGTGGCCCGCCGAGATCGAGAAGTGGGAACACACTCGCCACCTGACCTACAGCCTGATCCGGGCGGAGGATGACGATGACGATGTGATCGAGGCGTGTCGGGTGGCCGGCAGGGGCGCTAGGGCGCTCGCCAGCATCGAAGGGCACATGTCCGAGACGGTGACCCGCCTAGCTTCCACGAGCGCCGCCAAGCAGCGCGCCAAGGTCAAGGATCGCCTACGTCGGCAGAAGGTCGCCACGCCGGCAGACATTCACATCATCAATCGCGAACTGTTGCCGTGGCTGAAGCGTGTCTGGCGCGGAGCGTGGCCCTACAAGTTTGTCGTCTATGATGAAGCCTCGCGGCTGAAGGGCGGGAAGAAGAAAACCGCCAAGCCGAAGAAGCTCCTGTCGGATGGAGAGACCCTAGCTGGCGGCGGCAACATCTCGGAGTTCGGAGTGCTCAATCAGCTACGGCCATTCTTCGACAAGGTGATTGAGCTATCCGGCACGCCGGCACCGAAGGGCCTGCACGATTTGTGGGGGCCGTTCAAGATTCTCGACATGGGCGCACGCTTGGGGGCCACCAAGACCGACTTCGACCGGCGCTGGTTCTACAAGGACCACGACGGATGGACGATGAAGCCGCACGAGCACTCTTTCGATGAGATCATGGGGCGCGTCAAAGACGTGATGATCTCCTTGAAGGAGAGAGACTACCTAGAACTGCCGCCCAGGATCGACCACATCGTGCCTATTCATCTGCCGTCGAAGGTCATGGAAGCCTATCGTAAGTTCGAGAAGACTCTGTATCTGGAGATGCACGATATAGAAGCGGTCTCCTCGGGGGTGCTGACCAATAAGCTTCTCCAGTTCGCCAACGGTTCCGTCTATGACGACAACCACATCGGCAAGCCAATCCACGACCTCAAGATCAAGGCGCTGGAGAGTATCGTCGAGGAGGCAGCCGGGGCTCCGATCTTGGTGGCCTACGAGTTCAAATTTGATCTGGTCGCACTGAAGAAGCGCTGGCCGAAGGCTGTGATCGTCGGAGAGAAGAATTGGTTGCAGCGCTGGGATCGTGGCGAGATCGATATGCTGATCTGCCACCCTGCGAGTGCCAGTCATGGCCTCAACCTGCAATTCGGTGGTAGCATCGGAGTCTGGTATGGTCTGACATGGAGCCTCGAACTGTTTCAGCAGTTCATCAAGAGGCTCCATCGCCAGGGCCAGAAAGCGGATCGCGTGATTCTTCATTATATCCTTGCGGTCGGGACGGTGGACTACACGGTCTGGGAGGCGGCACACGAGAACGCTGCTACTCAAGAAGCGATCACGGACGCGGTAAGGATTCGACTCGATGACACTCACAGACGACAGGCTCGATAGGCACACGCGGTATCGTCAGCAGGACGTGATCGGTGATAAGCCGTCGCTCCACCTTCAGGACGTGCACGCAGGCGTGACGGTCGCGTGGCTCTCCCAGGTGTTCGGCATGGACCCGACGACCGTGAAGAAGCGGCTGGCCGACTGCCCTCCCCTCCAAAGGCGCAAGGCGGGCTTCGTCTATGACGTGAAAACCGCAGCAGCTTTCCTAGTGAAGCCAGTCTTTGACGTGAACAAGTATCTCCGGGGGATGAAGCCGTCCGAACTGCCGGCACAGCTACAAAAAGAGTATTGGGATGCCGCTCTGAAGCGTCAGAAGTGGGAAGAACTGGCCGGGGAGTTGTGGCGCACCAAGCACGTCATGGCCGTCTTCTCCGAAGTGTTTCTCATGATGAAATCCACCATGCAGCTATGGAGCGAGGACCTAGAGCGCACCACTGGTCTGACCCAAGAGCAGCGCGTCGAGCTTGTGAAACTGGTGGATAGTCTTCAGAATGAAATCCATCAGAACCTCACGACTATGAAGGCGATCAAGCGAACGCCGAGCATGGCTTCGGAGGTCGAGATCGACGACCCGTTTGATGAGGATTTGGTCGGATGACATTCGACAGCTTGGAGGAGATGATCGCCGAGACGGCGGCGACTGTCCGGCCGCCCGAGCGTTTGACGGTCTCTGAGGCGGCCGAGAAATACAGGAAGCTCAACAACCCCGGAGCGTATGTCGGCCCGTGGCTCAATTCTATGGCCCCATATCTGGTCGAGCCGCAGGATGAGCTTAACAGCTATGAATACACCGGGTTGATAATGGCTGGTCCCGCGCAGTGCGGTAAGACCGACATGTATCTCAACTGGCACGGCCATACCGTCATCTGCGATCCGGCTGATATGATGCTGATCGAGAAGTCGCAGGCGGCGGCGCGTGACTTCAGCAAGCGGCGTATCGACCGTTTGCACCGGCACACTCCGGAGGTCCGCGAGCGGCTGATCCAGCATCGCAACTCCGACAACGTGTTCGATAAGCAATATACGTCCGGCATGATGGTCACGCTGTCCTG